CTATTTATATTCTAGCACCATAAATACATCAACATTACTGCCTTTATTAACTTCAAAAAATATACGCAACAATAATAGTTGTTTACTAAGCGTGTTTCGCACGGTAGGTGCAATATTTCCACCATAATTGAAAAATTTGCTGTAGGCTCTAATAATCTGATTAATAGCAACAAGCGTATAATGTTGCTCCTTTAAGTCAAATTCAAATGCTAGAATATCAACATTTTCTACAAGATGTTTTCTAAAACGTTCTTTATAATACTCATTTCTACAAGACACAATAATATTTATCCTACTATATCTAGTAATTTCATTAATAAATTCAGTGATATTGCTACCAAATCCATCGCTATCATTTTCATTTATTGCATCAATAATTATAAAAAGATGTTTATGCTGAATAATCAACAGTAAATTTACCAGAGAAAGATATATATTTTTATACTTCTTATATATATCTGGTAGTTTTAATTCACAAAATAAAAACGATAAAACATCTCCCTCAATATCCCTAGCATTTAAAAATATAATGGGTTCCTTAAGGTTCATCAATAATTCACTAATACTACATAGTAAATTCGTTTTACCATTTCCCGCGCTACCAGTAAGGATAAAATACTTCCTATTAGCAGACTTACTACATTGGTATATGTTCCTTAATATATCCGTATAAGGATAATGCAATATTTCAAAAAGAAATTGTGATTCTTTATAGTCCGACTTGAACTCCACTTTAGACCTATTGAAGTTATTATGTAAATCCAATGCCGATTTCGTTACTCTTTCAATTTTTTTTAACGAAGTTTTCCTACTAAGCTTATAGCATATATTTGGATTCTTATATGCTTTTCTCAAAATGTCACCATAAGCATTATCATATACAAAGTTAAAATTTTGAACTAACCGTTTTTTCCATCTCTTTCTATGAATAAAATACCTCAATATCTCTTTGCTTTCATTTAACTCTACAAAAACGCCTGGAATATATTTTCCGTCTTTAATCAGATGATTTATCTGCTTATTGGTATACTTATTGGCCTTTCTCCGAATTGAGAAAAGCGAAACTATAAGAACAAGTACCGTAAATATAAGTAAAACAAGCCACCATATGTTCTGAATGGTATCACTTAATCCACTAAGAAAATCGATTACAGAAGAACAGGATAACGTATCTTCATGTTTAGATATTGGTGCAGACGAAAGATGCTTATCTACTTGCATTATTAGATCCATTTTAATATCCCTCCTCCTTAGTTATAAAATCTTTCCCCTCTATAGCACCTACTCTAAATAACCCCAAAATATCTCAAAGCACCCTTTATCGCTTCCACCTTCTCTGCTGTCGGATGTTTTCTCGGCTGTTTCAATTCTTCTACCGCATTAGGGGCATCATACATTGGCAAGCCCAAACTTCTCTTTACCTCCGCTATATAAGCAGTATGTACCTTGAAGCCATATTTAGCTTCTATGTATTCCTTTATCATTTTGTAGGTAACTCGCTCTTTCGGCTTGTACGCCTCAGCTCTTTTAGCGATATTATCAAGCGGCACTTTGCCCTCTCCCTCGCCAAACTCCACTTTTACGCTGATTGTGCTGTCAGGTTTTTTGTGGGAAAGCAGTACTACCGTCTCGACTGTATTTTCGTTGAGCAACCGAATTGTATCGCCTTCACAGCCGTTATAATACACCGGGAACTTAAAGCTGATCTGCTTTATGATGCGCCCGCTGTCATCCCTTTCAGGATACAACTCGATTGCCTTGATGAACGTTCTCATGAATTCCTTCTTTTCAAGATCCGTCATCTTTTTATATATCTTATCAAATTCCAGAAGGAATTGATAGATCTGTTTTCCGGTGATCTGCTCACCGCGGGATGCGGAAATCTTCTCTTCCGCATCCGCCAGCATCTCCTCCAGCTCGGAGATCCGATCATACAGGTTATCCAAACGTTCCTGCATATCCTGATACTTCCGCTCATAATGCCGGTCATTGACATCCAGCTTATCCAGCATGAGTACCAGTTTCTTTTTCGCGCCCATCACCTGCTGCAGTTTTCCCTTCACCTGTTCCCTCTCTTCTTCCAGGGAAGAAAGATCCACCTTCTCCTGCAGCTTGCTCTGGATGAAATCCCGGAACTTTTCCATCGCCACCATATCCCGGATGATCTGCACCACCTTCTCATTCAGCTCATCCTGGTTCAGGGACGGCTTAAAACCGCAGAAATGATCTTCGTCAATCTTCCTTCTGTGCTGGCATCTGTAGTAAAAGTCATCCTTGTACTCGCCGGTTTTCTTATTCTTCCTCCGCCTTACCGTCCCGGCCATCCCGGAACCGCAGACCGGGCATTTCAAAATCCCGGATAAAATATGCTCATGGTCAAGGCTGTGGGTTTTGTTCCATTTGACGCCCGTCACTTTGCGCTTGGCTTTCGCCGCCTCCCAGGTTTCTGAGTCAATGATGGCCTCATGGAGTCCGTCCGCCAAAAGATACTCGTCCTGCTTTACCCGGCGGTACTGGTCCCTTGTTCCCTTCACTTTTTCTGTCACGCTTTTGCCGTAAGCAATCTTGCCTGCGTAGACTGGATTATCCAGAATTTTTATAATGGTGCTTCTGGAAAAATGGCTGACTTCCTGATCCCGGAGTTTCTTTTTGGAATATCCATGCTGGTTCAGGTAATTGCTGATGGAATCCGCTCCCATATCTGTATGGATGAACTTATCAAAGATTATCCGGACAATCTCCGCTTCCTCCGGGTTCACGATCAGGGTGCTGTTTTTGGAATCCAGGAGGTATCCGAAAGGCGCCTGTCCTCCGTTCCATTTCCCTTCCCTGGCTTTCTGCCTGCGTCCTTCCATAGTCTGAACCAGGATATTTTCCCGTTCAATCTCAGCAACGGCGGACAGCACAGTAATGGTCAGTTTCCCGGAATCTTTGGAAGAATCAATCCCGTCTTCCACACAAATCAGGTTTACGCCGTAATCCTGGATATACTGCAGGGAATTCAGCACATCCGCCGCGTTCCTGCCAAACCTGGACAGCTTGAACACCAGGATATAGCTTACCCCGTCCCGGTCATCCGCCACATCCTGCAGCATCCGCTGGAACTCCGGCCTTCCGGTAATGCTCTTCCCGGATTTTCCCGCGTCACAGTATTCCCTGACAATCTCCATCCCCTGAAACTCCGCGAATTTCACCAGCCGGTCTTTCTGCGCGTCCAGGCTGTAGCCGTCCACCTGCATGGCAGTAGAAACCCTGATATAAAGATAACATTTTTCCTTCTTTTTCACGCTTCCGCCTCCTCATATTCTGCTGTCTCCGGCACCATCCGGAAATTCTTCAGGGCGTCCAGGATCGCAAGTTCCTTCTCCTTCGGGCATTTCGGGACGCGCGCGTTCGGATCCTCCGGCTTATTGTAGTTTTCTCCCATCTCTATGCCGTATTTCCGCTTGATCTGGGCGATATACAGGGAGGATACTTTCAACCCGGTCTTTTCCAGGACATACGCCTTGATCTCCGCATAGGTTGCTTTCGCCTCAGGAACGGTCACAGGAAGTTTCCTGCAGTCCAGCACAAACGCCACCGTTTCATCCGGGAGTTTCTGCTCCCCGTCCGCCTCATCCTCCCCATAGAAGACCGGGAACCGGAACGCGGCGGATTTTAAGATCCTTCCGTCTTTCTGTTCTTCCGGGAATACCTCAATCCGCTCGATGAACTGCCGACACAGTTCCCGCCGCTCCGCGCAGCTCATTTTCCGGTAAAGCCGGTCAATATGATCCAGGATCCGGCTGATCTGTCCGGAAGACTGAACCCCCTCCCGGACCGCCGCCAGCTTCCTTCTCACCTGTCCGATCTCTGTTTCCAGCTGCTCAATCCGGTCATAAGCGGCATCAATCCGCACCTGAATAGCATCATAAGCCTCATCATACCCATCCGCCAGGACATCCAGACGATCCAGTTCCTGACCCAGCTTATATTTCAGATGCTCCTGGCTGTGCAGTCTCCTGCGGAGGTCTTTCAGCTGTCCCTCAAAAGACGCTTCGGAGGATTGATCTCCAATGGCTGCCGCAAAAGCGTTCCGAAATTCTTCCGTCCGCGTCAGCTGTCCAAGGATCTCCAATACTGCCCCATCCAGTTTGCTCTGGTTATAGGTATGCTTAAAACTGCACCTGCGCCCTTCTGACTTCCGGTAATTCCGGCAGGCATAGTAATAAATCGTTTTATAGTATCCGCCCCTGTTCTTATTGACATGCTTGTTCTTCTGCATCACCATGCCTGCCCCGCACAGCGGGCATTTCACCAACCCGGACAGCATGCTGATCCGGTCCGGTTCGTCTTTCTCATAATGGACAGCCATCTGTTTCCGTTTCTCCTGTACCCTGTCCCACATTTCTTCCGGGATAATGGCTTCCTGCTTTCCCCTGACCGTGATCTCCTTCCTCTGGTTCTGCTCGTCCATGCTCCGGTTCGTCCTGCGATAGTATACAATCTTCCCGCAGTAAAAAGGATTGTCCAGGACACGGGCGGCGAAATCCCGGTTATAGGGGCAGGGACTTCCTCTGGAAATCCGCCGGTATCCGTGGTCATTCAGCCACCGCACTACTGTGGCAAGCTTCATATCCGGTTCCAGATACTTGGCATAAATCAGCCGGACAATCTCCGCTTCCCCCGGCTCAACAGTCAGCTTCCCGTTCTTATTCCGGTACCCGAAAGGCGCCGGTCCGCCTGCCCAGCCTCCCTCCATCATCTTCTGCATCCGTCCGGCCATAAACTGCACCCGAATGTTCTCCCGTTCAATCTCCGCTACAGCGGACAGGATCGCCAGGGTCAGCCTTCCGCCCTGGGTGGAACTGTCAATACTGTCTTCCACACATACCAGATCCACATCATAGTCCAAAAGTGTCTGGATGGATTTCAGCACATCCGCGGCGTTCCTTCCGAAACGGGACAGCTTAAACACCAACACATAAGAGATCTGCTCCTTCCCGCTGACGATGTCGTCCATCATCTCCATAAAGGCAGGTCTTCCCAGGATGCTCTTTCCGGATTTTCCGGCGTCACAGTATTCGCCCACGATTTCAAGGTTCTTATATTCCGCGTACTGGCGCAGGCGTTCCTGCTGAGCCTCCAGGCTGTAGCCTTCCGTCTGGGCGGCCGTGGAAACACGGGTGTAAATGTAACATTTCTTTTTCACGTCCTCACCTCTTTCGGTTGCTCACTGTCATACGGTTCCCCGTGTATGATTAATATATCGGAGTCCGGCATCCCCGCCAACTCGCAGGACGCACAAGGTTTCTCCGTGAAAACTATGCGGAACGCACAGAAAAAGCCGACAGTCCAGATGACTGCCGGTAAGGATGTGGTTTCATGTTTGTTTCTCATCAGGAATCTGTGTTTTTTCTGATTCCAGTTCTTCCAGAATTTCAGCGCCGTACTTCTGGATCATCCGCGCCATAAATTCGGCGCACTGCTCCATGTTCAGATCTGCCTGTTTCTGCGTATACATGCCTGTGCTGACCAGTTCCCGTCTTTCCATGAGTTTCCCGCCTCTCTTGCCGCAGGGATAAGCCCTGCTTTGTTTCCTCATGTCACAGGCAAAGAAAAACCCAGGTATTTTACCCTGGGTTGAACAAAATAATTCTAATATTTTTCTGAAGAATAACGTTATGATATTTCTAATTCAATATTCCTACGGATTTTGATACCAAAAAACTTGCTCAGATGTAAAACCATCGAAAATGGGTTGAAATAAATCATTCCAGAGCATATCACCTCTATTTGTTTGTATGTCCAATTATATAAAATAATCGAAGCATAGCTCATTATCTCTCGCTTAAAAGTCCTGATAACTATATCAACACTCCAATATTCAGATGGTTATCTTGTCCAATCCATTCAAGCATTAATATAGTACATGTACTACAGCCTTTTCATAAAAAAAGCATTTGATCCGCTTGACTATCTATTTCCGCATAAATTTTTCTGAAAACTTCTCTTTTCATATTGAGCAAATTTTGGTATGGTCCATTATAGGCATCCGGTATCTTTGTTTTAAAAAGTTGATCTGCGGTATTTAATGAACTTTTCAACATCTCGTTCGGAATTGTTCCATTGTTTTGAATCGCACTTTGTTGAAGATTTGTATATATCTGCTCCAACTCGTTTTCAATTGCGCAAAAGTTTCCTATCGCACAACAAAGCTCGTTAATGTAAGGCGCTATTTTATCGTATTCATCAGGATTAACATAACATTTCACTGTATCCAATGAGGTTTTTGCTGTAAGGGCATAAGACTGGAGATGACAAATGATAGTATGAATCTTTTGAATGGGAGAATCGTCCCCTTTTGATGTATCGCGCATTTGTAATGGTGAAATATCAAGCAGTGCCTGAGAAATAATAGAATCTACTTTTTCCCATCTTGTATAACTCTTTTCCAAAAAATGATCTCGTTGAAGCTGTTTACGGGTAAAAGCAATTGTATAAACCAATGCAAGAATTGTTGCACCTCCACCCAATACAGCGCCATAGTAGGCAAGCATGTCTGCTGCTTCCCACTTTGTTACATAAAAAGTTCCTGCTTGAAGAGTAATTTTATAACTTTCATTGATAATTACAGGAACGCCCACAACAAGAAAAAGCACAACCAGACACAAAATAACCATCCGAATTTTACCGTGCTTATTTTTAGTCATCTGTTTTTTCACCGTTTCTTTTTGCATATTTTCCGCTTGCCTCCTGGCTCTTGCGTCCACCTATTTCTCGGTATCTTTCAATAATCTCTATATCCTCAATATTTTTGTAAACTGAACATATTATAGTCAAAAAAGTGAATAAAATCAATCCTGTTGTCAAAGCAAGAACAGCATGCTATCAGAAAGTCCCCGCACTATTTCCTGCCGTTTCTTATGGCACAGGAAGTTATATGACAATGGAAATCTTCTTTCTTAATGTTCAACTCAACACATATCAATAAATTAAGATCCTGATAAAATAAAAAAATGGGAACCAGTGACCTTTTTAAGGCAAACATGGTTCCCGAAAATCTTTTATGATGTATACATCAATAACTCTATATTAAATTCTTTTCGCATAATCCAGCGAGATCCAACCAGCGCCGGATTTCAGCTTACCCCAGCAGGAGGCTCCCTGCCCGGCGGCTTCCTCCACAATGGTAAAGACGCCTTTTCCCGTATACTTCCCGGTCTTTCCGTAATTCGTCCCCGGACCTTTCCGGATGTTCAGGTCTGTGATGGATACCTGCACCAGATAAGGGGAAAATCCGTTTCCTGATCCCGGGCTACTGTATACAGCCTTCCCGGATTCATCGTATACCGAATACCCCGGATTCTCATCCGCGCACTTCCTGGCGTTGGCAAGCACTTTGAACGCCCCCTTCTGGGACTTCGCATCTGCCCAGGACTTCCTGACCCGGTACCATCCGCCCTTTTCCGGTTCCGAAACACCAGAGCCGTCCATGGCAGCCTTCACCGCCTTGCGGAACCCGTCCATGGTGTATCCCATCCCCAGGCCGTTCCAGAGATGCTCTGGATCCCCATGGTTGGAAGCGATCCCCCGGCTGTGCCCCTCCCGATGGCTGATGATCACACCATCCGCAGTCGGGTTCAGATTGTACTGTCTGCACAGATAAGCAAATAGTTCCACTGCCGCCGCATAAGTACGCTTCGCCACCGTCCTTGCCGCAGCGGTATCGGAACAGTTAAAATTCGCCCCGCCTGTGTACTTGATACAGGCAGGCTCACACATCTCCACGCCGATATGGGTGTTGTTGCCGCTCCCCCTGCTGCCGGAGCCGCAGTGCCAGCCCCGGTGATTCCACGGGAGTGTCTGGTACACCGTACCGTCATTGCCGTCAATGAACCCATGGACACAGGCGCTGTTATAGGACGGGCTGTTCCAGTTCTTGATAAACACGGACGCCTTCGGCTGGGGACATCCCACCGAATGGAGCATCAGCCCCTTGACTGTGATCTTTCTTCCTGCCGTATAGCAGGGATTTTTCGTTAAAATGCTCTGTACCAACTTCATATCATTTCTCCTCCGTTTCTGTTTTTTCCGCCCGGTCATGGAGCTGTTCCAGGACAGCCTTAATCTTCCCCGGCACCGGCAGTCCCAAGTGCGCTGCGTTCTCCAAAAGGCTCACGCCCTCATTGGAAATATAGAAAAAGGTCACCGCCGTCCGCAGCACCGATCCGGTGCCGATGACATGGACATCCAGGATGTTGGCGATCCCCACCAGAAGGAAGATCAGCACCTTCCGGCAGATACCCTTAAATCCCACGTTGCTGGATAAGGTCTTATCAGAAACAGCACACATCACACCGGTCAGGTAATCCACCGCCACAAAAAGAACCAGGGCAATCAACAGCCCGTCATTGCCGCCCAAAAAGTATCCCAGCCATCCGCCTACACCGGCAAATACCATCTGGACCATGTTCCAAAATTCTTTCATTACAAATACCTCGCTTTCGTTCCATAAGAAAAGACGCCCATCTCTGAGCGCCTGCCTGCAGGTTGCTATTATGAAGTGCCGCCTGTCCTTTTCGGGACAAATTTTTTCCTTACGGCACGGAATCGGGTTGTTCCGTCAGCGTGTAGGTGATTTTCATGGTCTTATCCACCGTCTTCACCACCGCTGAGGAAAGGTTATTGATGGACGCCAGATAAGGTGTCAGGAGATAAGCCGTCCGGTACTCATTCCCATAGCTGCCGCCCCATCCAAACAGGAAGTTCTTGTACTGGAACAGGGGCGTCGCGGCGTTATTGAGCCGGACACTTCCCTGGGTCTGGATCACGGTGTCCTCCGCCGTGATCTGGAAATCCCCGCCGATGATCAGATCCCCGACCAGCGTCAGATACAGTTCACAGGAGCCGGTCTCACAAAGGGGCTTCCATTGGGAGGTAAAACCGAAATTGATCAGCGTCACATCTGTGGAATTGGAAAGGCTGATCTTATAAATCCCCTTCTTGTCATAGGCAGGCACATACAAATATCCGCCCCGGATACAGCATTTCACGCTCCGCTCCGCGAAGGAGTCAAAAGCCCGGGTACCCACATCCATCAGTTTTGCGTTGGACAGCGTCCACTGCCCTTCTGTAAAGGAATAGTCTGTCTTGGAGATTTTGATCCAAAGCATTGTTGCATCCCCAGAAGAATTCCCCTCATTGGAAAACCCGTACCAGTATCCGTCCTGCCCGTCCAGGAATTCCCCATACTTGGTATAGCTTCCCATAAATTCAAAACTCTCCGGCGTCAGCACTTCATCATCCAGGACGGTATAAGTGGAATCGTCCAGCTTCTCATTCAGCCCGATGGAAAACACCGGGATCCGAAGCTTCCGGATCCGGACGCCCGCATTTTCAAAGGTGATGGAATACAGCAGGCTGTTCTCGAAATCCATCTCCACCGCCTCAAACAGCACCATCTTGTTGGCATCCGGGATTGCCCCGATATCCGCCGCCTTTAACTGAAGGAAAGCACTGGCATCCCCCACAAGGCTTCCAAAACCATTCTGTCCGCCCAGAGCGCTGGTCAGCGCCACCGCCGCGATCGTCCCGTTGCCCTGGTTGGGCGTAAACTCCCACACAAACTTATAGCCATTGGAAAGAGCCATGCTCTCCGTCAGGTTCAGGCTCCCCCTGGCCAGGTTCGCCGTAGAATTGACATTGTTGGAAGCGTAAGCCACCGGCAGGTTGTCAGAACTCTCATACAGCAGTTCCTCATCCTCCGCCAGCGCTTCGGAAAAGAGCAGGATGCCGCCGATCATATTGGGACAGATGGGAAGAAGGTTCCCGTTCCAGAGGACCGCTTCGTCATACTCCCCGGTTGCCGCGTAAAAGATGCCCATAGGGTTTAACCCCAAAATGTTATTGACGGACTCTGTGATCATGTTCTCCTCCGTAACCGTTTCCACCGCCCCGGTATTTTCATCCGTCAGTTCGATTGTCATCACGCCTTTTAAGGTCATGTCTATTTCCCTCCCATCATTCTGCGTCACTGGATACCGGCAGCGTTACCGGCCGGCAGAACGCCCCGATCTTCGGCTTTGCCGTCAGTGTATCCGAATAGCTTTTCTGCACCAGTTCCATCGTTTCCACTGCCATCACATCCGTCATATTCTTTCCCTGCAGGCCGCCGCCCACAGAAAACAGAGCCGCTGTTTCCTCAATATCGATCCTGCCGTCCCATGCCGCAGCCGCTGCCATGGCCTGACCGCTGATGGATGCAATGCAGTCCCCGATCCCCACACTGCCGGAGCCGTCCTCCACCCGCAGATACACGCTGAAGGTGTTTGTGATATTCGGCACGATATTTTCAATGGGGTAATACAAAGACAGGATGTGCTTCCCGCTGTGCCAGGTTTCCACAGGATGATGGAGCAGGATCTCCGCGTTGTTCAGTTCAAAAGTTACATAGCAGACCGCTTTCCCGTCCTCCGTCCACGTCACCGGCAGGCTCACATCGACAGAAATATCTGTGCCAGCCGCATCCGCAGCAGAACTGGAAGTTCCCGCCTCACTTCCTGCTGGAGCCATCCCAGACGGTTCACTGCCCTCACTCTCCCCAGAAGGAAACGGGATCACGATCGTGCCGCTGGCATTGGCTGACCTTGCGGCTGGATCAGCCGCAACATCCACCACCACCTGGCCAAAGAACTGGGCGTGATTCTCTTCTTTGGAAGCGAACTCAATACTGATGATCCGCACATCCGTCTCCCCAATGGAATACTCAGAAGCATTGGTAAAAGTGTGGATGCCAATCTTTCCCGCTTCGATCTGGTTTAAGAGGCCAGAGATATTCTTATCATTCTTAGACTTTGCTTGGGAAAGCCGGGGATTTTTCCCCACACATTTCAGGCTCTGCCTCCCGCCGATCTTAACCGTAAAAGATGTCACACAGGTGATCTGTCCGGCATCTGCCTGCCCGCCGGAGAAGGTCAGCACATCTCCCAGATCAAGAGCCGGGTTCCCAATCGTATCGGAATCAAAGGGTACATAGTTCACTTTGGAAAGGGCGTCCAGAATGTTCCCGCACAGTTCTGCCCTGGTCTCTTCCAGCCCGAACTGCAGGAGGGGATTGACTCCCAGGTTCATGGTCAGCCCATCGTCTGTTTCCAGAGCGTAATACTCAGAAGTCTGCGTCCGCAGGTTGGTGGAACTGATTGCCGTATACCGGGTCACAAAATCAGAGAAGCTGCTGGAGAACCGGTGTTTCTGCAGGATCTCCATTACCGGCGTCTCCCCATACTGCCGGAATTCCAGCTTCCCGGCCCGGTTGATGCAGAAAAACCCGCCCAGCACCTGTGCCGTAAAATACAGCACATCCCGGTATGTCTCAATGTCATTTTCCGGATAGATGGAGAGCAGTTCTGAGCCATTCGGAAGAGCCTCAATCTCCGCCTGTGTCTGTGCCAGTTCCACCCCGCAGGCCGTGCTGCACAGCGCCATCATGCCATAAGCGGTGCCGATGGTTTCAAAACCATTGAAAGCCCGGTCAAAGCGCAGCATCCGGTCATAAGCCTTCAGTTCCAGCACATGCACTGACCGGTTGGCTTCACTCACTTCAAAGATTCCCATGGGAACAGTCTCATAGGCGCCGCTGGCAAGCCGGAGATGATAGGATAATTCCACCTCCGCATCCTCCAGCGTATACCGGTCAATATCCAGAAACAGGCTGAGCCCCATCTCCGCAGCATACACCGCGCCCAGTTCAATCTCTGAATTGCCGCAGCACTGGGCCGTGATATAGCCGCTCCCTTTCACAATATCCTCCTGGTCAAAGGGATACTCCACACCGCCTGCCGTGGTGATCTTCCCCGTCCAGTAATATTTCCGGGTGTTCCCCCGCACCGCCTGCTGGAACGTCTCACTTACCGGGTACATCGGACACCCCTCCTTCCGTTTTCAGGCATCAAAAAAGCACCAATCCTTTCTGACTGATGCCCCTGACATATAAAATATCAAAATTATCTATCTCAACACTTTTTAATTTGTCATTAAACCAAATTTACCCATATTCCAGCCATTATAAGTAATATACCGAGTATTCTCCCAACAATTCTTGACCTCTGATATCCCAAAAAAGAAACTGTTTCAGGGGTAGCAAATGGTAGTACAAGAGTAACTATTCCCATTACTATAATTCCATTTCCAATAGTGAAATCACTATTGGATAAAATTCCATAAAACATAATTAGAAATCCAACAATTATTCCGATAATAAAATATTTAATTTTATCTTCAGCTTTCTCAATATTCTTTGTATAGTTATTTTCGCATTCTTTACAGCAAAACTCAAAACTGTTACTTATATTTCTGCCACAATATTTACATTTTTTCATTTTGTGTCACCTCGGCAACTTCCAATTTTCACTTCTTCAAACATAAATTTATTTTATTACTTGCTTTCCATAAATCCTATAATCGAAAAAATTAATCCTATGATACTAATTCCGATAACGAGCAGCCCCATTCCTGATGAACAAAGAGAAATTACGATGGCAAAAAGTAGTATTGCGATACCTAATCCAATTTTCTTCATTAAAAATCCTCCCTAGCAAACTTCCAATTCGTTGCTTGATTTATTCTATCATTTTAAATTTTCCAAAGCGGCAGGATTATTTGAAATAATCGCCCCGACAGTCTGACAAGTTCCCAACTCAGAACAGTCCCCACAAGTGGAAACACCTTTTTTCAAAGCACATTTACGGATTTCACACATATGCTCACAAAAGACTGTTTTTACTCCGTCCACACAACAACCCTCACAATTAATATGTTCCGGTAAAATAGGAGCGTTATTTCACTCTGCCCACAGCTTCGCCGTTTTCTCCCGCAAAGGCTGATCGTCATTGATGGTCGCTATGTATGCATCGCATTTTTCGCAGTCCAGTCCGCAGTATCCGACCATATCTTTCATAGGTTATATGCCTCCTGTCTTTTACTCTTCATCATCAATTTCTCGCTCAAAGATCGAATACTTCCAGTCATCAGTTCCGGAAATCAAACGCCAGCCCTGTTTTCCATATTCATTGAGCTTCTCAATATACCGATCCAGCTTAATATGAACATTAAACGATGGCTCTGCGCTTAAATCAACTGTCATATACTCATACTTCTTCATAACAAACCGCCTCGTATAATAAGTTTGTAAGCAAGAAAAACAGCTTACAGACTTATTCTTTTTTGGTATAGATGGTAAGGACTTCTAAGAGGTACTCCCCTCATCCTGATTCCCATCTATACAGTTGATAGTTACATTTCCATATAGGTAGATCCTGTGGTATGATATCAGGCAGAGTCTGATGTCCGAAGGCACTGCTCAACCTCCTTTCAGCCGGCTTTGTCCGCGACTGCTTCGAAAGCATTCAGCCTGGCTCATACGGCACATTCCGCTGACACAGAAGTTTCATCCCCAGCCGTTAGCCCCAGCAAGAATGGCTGACTGGGTGCATGCTCATTACGCGAGGGTTCGGTCACCGTATGCAGCGCAGGATAAACCTTTTGCTTCAGACTTCACAAATCCTTATCGGAATGGAGGTGATATCATGGTAAAGATCAACTATATGTCCACCTTGTTTGTTGGTATTGATGTAAGCTCAAAAACCAATTCTGTCTACGCCATGGACTTTGAGGAAAACAAATATCTCTCAACATCCTTTGGCAATAATCAGCCGGGGGCTGATGAGCTTGTAAATAGGATCGCCGCATGTATGCAGAAGCACAAAAATCTGGATACGCTTCTTATCGTCCTGGAATCTACTTCTGTGTACAGCGTCCATATTTCAAACTTCCTGGCTTCCAGCGAGGTCCTCATGCCCTACAAGCCTTACGTCTTCTGTGTAAACCCAAAGACCACTGCGAACTACCGCAAGTCCTATATCGGAATGGAAAAAACCGATCCCACAGATGCCTATCTCATTGCGGACTTTGGAAGGGTAGGCCGTACCAAAAAGCTGGAACCATGGCGCGGCGGGCAGTTTATTGCCCTGAAACGTCTGACAAGGCACCGTATGCACCTTTCTGAGTGCATCACCAGAGAGAAGACCTACATGGTCTCGAATCTTTATCTGAAGTTCAGCGAGCTTCAGCTCCTGGAAGGGGATGACAAGCCCTTTGGCAATCTCTATGGGGCCACTTCCTCAGCCGTCCTGACGGAATTCCTGTCTCCGCAGGAAATCATCGATATGCCGGAAGAGGATCTGCTTGCCTTCCTTGCACAAAAGAGCAGGAACCGCATCTCTGACCTATCCAAAACTTCCGAGCTTTTGCGGAAGGCGGCCAGAGATTCCTACCGCTTGGACAAGTGCATGTACGAACCACTGAACATCTCACTGGCAAGCTCGTTTAACTGCATCCAGGCCTATCAGAAAGAAATCAGGCTGATCGAGCAGGCGATTGACAAATGCATCAAGGGAATGAACACAAACGCCCTGATCATCCTTCAATCCATACCCGGAATCGGTCCGGTATGGGCATCCGGGATCCTGTCAGAAATCGGCGATATCACAGCGTTTCATTCGTCCGATGCTCTTGCCAAATATGCCGGCCTTTACTGGCCTAAAGGGGATTCCGGGGATTTCATTTCTGAGGATAACCAAATGTCGAAAGCCGGGAATCCCTATCTTCGCTACTATCTTGGCGAAGCGGCAAACAGCGTCAGGAAGCACATCCCTGAATATGCTGACTTCTATGCCAGAAAATATGCTGAGGTATCCAAACATCAGCACAAAAGAGCACTCGCGCTTACATCTCGTAAATTCGTACGACTCGTTTTTGGATTGCTGGCCAAAAACCAACTGTACACCGGCGAAAAGCTGGACGCCGAATATAATATTGAACCGAACTGACATTCGGTTTTTTGAAATACATACCGAAGGTCTATTAAAGTTACCCTTTTTTCTGAAAAACACATCAAAATCATCTTCAAAAAGTTCTTGACATATCACCAGAATGCTTCCTATGTATAAGTCTTTAAGAAAAATTTTTCATTATATCCGCAACAAACTGTGTCTGCTGCTTTCTCAAATACAATTTCACAAAAGGCTTCAACAACCATTTCTTCGCTTCCACTTGCTCCATAAAAGCTATCTCTGTTTCGTCGCCTTTGGCAGTGAAAATTCCAGTCCAATGACCTGTCATGTTACTGTTTTCCATATCAAATTCCCATCGTCTGTATGGCTCAGCAAGCGTCACAGTGAATGTCGTAGGGTAGCCATCTTTGGTATATTCGACAAATTGCTTGTCGCTTATAATTTCTGTTTTACTCAGGTCGCTTCTCCAAGCTCCGTAATTTTCAATATCCAACACCAGCTCCCACACTTTTTGAAGTTCGCCGGGGATTAGCGCTTTTATATTTGAAACTGCCATTTTTGCTCCTCCTTAAATCAGTCGTATTTCTCAATATGCACGGTGGCAATCGCAGACTGATTCGGCTCTCCGGTAATAAGGTCTTGCGGCGCAGGCACAAGCAGCATAAATCCATCTTTTCCATATCGCTGTTCATACCCCTGTGCATATGATTCCTCAACAGAAATATGCTGCACCTGCCCGATCACCATAGCAGTAATTCTCGCACCGCTTAAATCCTGTATCTCTTTCAAAGTACATTCCATACTGAGAAACGCCTCATTGATTACAGGTGCGTGAATAGTTTTTGCATTGGAAATCGTAAAGCCTCCTGCTGCAAATTCGTCATCGTCTATTTTGTTGTGATGAATGGTGTTTACCAAATTATCATAATAGCTTATCGGAAGGAAGTTAATGCAAAAGCATTTTTCTCTTTGGATATTGGCATAGGTGTGGGTATGTTGATATAAGTTACCCATCACGGCGAAGAAGGCTGTCTTATCTCCGTGGAAGCAACTCCACGAATGAAAGCAAACATTCGGTTTCCCGTTCTCTTTCCAAGTCGTGACAGCAAACAGAACATTCGGTATTCCTGCTGTTACCTCAAAATGAGAAAACAAATCAAATTCCTCCGGATATGCCGGTTTAAAATGCTGCGGAAAATCCTTTCTAATCTCGATCTTCATACTTCACCTCCCAATTCATCAGGAGCATGGGTTATTATTGGTTGGTAATAAAAAATAGGATTTGTCATTTTGTTCAATTTCTCAATAAATGGGGAGCTGCTTATCCTATAAAAACATTATAAATCACAACAACATAGACAAAAACTGCGGTTAAACAGGTAAGAACAAAACCACTTTTCTCTCTGCTATTTTTATATTCTATACTTCTTAACAGCAAAAGAGTAGCAAGTGATGTAAGCATAATAGGATTTGCTATATCAAATGGAAGAACTTTTATTAATCCTAATACAGCAAAAAGTATTGTTATTATAGATAACAGAATTTTTGCGATTTTCATAACCTCACCTCCGTAACCTCCATCTTTTTCTCAAATATACCACAATTCCCACCAAAATAGAATACACTTTCAGAACTCCCTCAGCGTAAAACTCACTGTCCACAGACCTTTCCGGGAAGTATCCTTTACCAGAGAAGCCTTATATCCTTCCACATACATCTCCGCCGTCTTTACAGCCAGTGTCTCTGTATCAAAATACCCCACGGTAATCTTGTCCTGCTGCTTAAACTCCGTCAAAATCTTCAGCCACTTTGCCGAAACAGAAAATGTCACCGGGATGCTCACCACGCCTGCGCGCACCACATCCCGCTGTACCGTTCCGGCCTCCGTCTCCCCGCCAGAGTCCGCCTCCACGTCATCCAGCTGTACTTCATAAGAATCCGGCAGGGGGAGAGCCGTCCCGTCAAAAGTCAGATACTGTATAAAGGCCATAGGTTACCTCCCTCCCGACCGCAGGTTCTGTCTTGCCTGCGCTGTCACTACCAGTTCATCCAAAAGCGTGCCGCCCACATACACCGGAATCACAATGTTCCCCTGCGGACCGGAGAATCCCGCCAGGGCTTCCGATACCGCGGAAGAGATCCCCGAGATCAGGTCGGACATATTCCCGCCGGATAAAGCACCTTCAGCATAACCATACTCCATCCCGTTTACTTTCGGTGAGAGTACCATATCCGAAGCCACATCCCGGACAGCTCTTTCCACTAAGTTCCGGTTCTTCTCAATGCCGCTTGCCAGCCCCTTCATAAAGTCCGGCATCCAGGTTTCATAATCCGCCAAAGGCCCCTCATCCGGGCCGGAGAAATGCAGAAAGGAACGGATCCGATCGGCCAGACCGGAAACCGTGTTGATCACACTCTGGATCATGCTGGAAATCCCGTTGATCAGCCCCTGGATGAAATCCTTGCCCCACTGGAATGCCTGCCCCGGCAGACCGGTGATAAACCGGATAGCGGAAGAAAATCCATTGCTTACAACCGAATACAGCCCGGAAAGGGCGGAGCCGATCCCGGAGACCATCCGCTGGAAGGCGGACACCGCCGCTTCACGCAGTGTGGATGCGATATTCACCACCGTGGTCTTGATGCCGTTCCAGACAGAAGACGCCGTCTGCTTCATCACCGACCAGATCTGAGAGGCGAACTGGGACAGAGCCGAAAGCACCGTCTCCACGCCCTGCTTCAATCCCGAAGCCGCAGAAGTCACCACCTGCCGGATTCCCGACCAGATCTGGAAGGCGGCATTTCTGATATTATTCCAGATATTGGACGCATCAGAAGCCAGCTGTGAGAAATTCCCCGTCACCAGGTCGATCAGCAGAAGCACCGGAGCCAGGATCACATTTTTCAGCAGTTCAAAAGCGCCGGAGGCAATCTGGCAGATCCCCGACCAGATCCCCTGCAGAGTATTTTTCGCGTTCTCCCACAGAGATGTGATGGTTGTCACCACCAGCTGGACAATTGGATTCTGCAGGATTGTGTTCCAGGTATTCGCAAAAAACGCGGATACCTGTGACCACAGGCCACTCCACCAGTCCGGGATGGCAGAAAAAAAGCTGATGAATGTCTGGAACGCCGCCGGGATGGTCTCCGTAAAAAAGACCACCAGCCCGTTCCATAATTCCATCAGCTTTTGGGATACCGCCTGCCACAAGTTCCCGAACCACTCCGTGATCACTCCCCAGTTTTTGACGATAGCGATGATCCCGGCAATAGCCGCAGCCACCCCGGCAATAATGCCGATCACCGGGAGCAGGGAAATGTTCAGCGCCCCGAAGGAGACCGCCAGGGCTGCGATTACTGGCGTCAATGCGGTAAACGCCACCAGCAAAGCCCCAAGGATCACCACAAAATTCTGCACAGGCTCCGGCAGCATCCCGAACACCTCGCTTACTGCCGTAATAATGGCCACCAAAGGCGGCAGTACCACGTTGGCCAGTTCCACGATCTTTTCCCCCAGAGGCACCAGCGCCTGCTGCAGCTTCCTCGTATTAGCCTCCATCTCCTGCATGGGCGTCTGTGTCTGGCTGAACAGATTTTCCGCAGATCCGGCAACACTGTCATAAGTCTCTCCCACGGAAGTCAGGGACGTAATAAATTTCAGGTTTCCATCCTCAGCCATGGTGCCAAAGGCCTGTGCCGCCATGTTCAGGGCTTCCTGCTGGCTGGTGCAGTTTCCGATATCCGCCACAATGGAATCAATCACCTGCTTCTGGGTAGCTTCCCCGTTCTGCCATGCCAGGAACAGGGACTGTGTTTTCTGGGAATATAGGTCAATGGAATCCCCGATAGTCCCATCCGCCAGACGGGTGGTCACCTCATTGATGGCGTCATTGACCTTGTCCAGATTGTATGCCCCGCCCTGCAGGCCGTTCTGCAGAAGCTGGAAATACTCCGAAGCGGAATACCCTGCCTGCTCAAATTTTCCAGCGTACTCGGACAGATTGTCTCCTAACTCATTGGTCTTGTCCAGGCCGTTCTGGGTACCCCGGACAATATAATCCATGGCTTCCTGGGCGGTCAGGCCGTACTGCTTCATCAGGGAATTAACGCCCCGGAGGGTTTCGTTCATGTCGATTCCATATAACTCTTCCAGTGTCAGCGCCTGCTTCGTCAGGTTGGTCAGATCCGTATCCCCCAGATCTCCAAGGTTCTTCTTGACCATAATGACCGCTTCCGCCACCGCATCCATGCTCTGGCCCACGCCGGAACCGTACACATTTTTCACAATTTCAGCGCTGGCTTCCGCTGCCTCCCCGGTCTCTCCGAAATAAGCATTCACCTTGGAAACAGCAGTCTCTGTCTCCGCATAAGCGGACACTGCCTTATCGCCCACATCCTGGATCTTATCCCCGACCACAGACAGCTGGTCAGCAGCTTCCATCAGGGCCGCACCCTTGGTGGCCTGGGCAATTTTCCCAATGTCATCCGCAGCGCCTTGGGCAGCGTCACCCACGTCATTCAGATCATTGATCAGGTTCCGGACAGCCTGCCCATCATCTATTGTATCCAGAGCATCTGTCAGCTGCTTAATGTCTGCCTTCCCGCCGGTAACCGCTTTCCCGATCTTTTCCACGGCTGTTTTCAACTGATCAGAAGAAGCCGTCCCATTCCGGATCGCCGTCACCAGGCGGCTTCCCAGCACATCGGCATAATCATCCACGCTGGAACCTGTAGCCGCAAACAGTTTATTCAGCCGTTCCGTATTGGAGAAAAGCCGTTCCTGCTCTGACTGCAGACCAGACAGATCCGCCTTATACCGGTTCAGCGCTCCACGGGTTTCCTCAACCTCCCGCTGGAAAGCCATGTACTGGTCTTTCCCCAGGTCACCCCGCTCAAAAGCTTTCGCCACATCCTCCTGGGCCTGTTCCAGGGCTTCCAGCTTCTTTTCCGTATCCCCGATGGCCGACTGCAGAAGTTCCTGCTTCTGCGCCAGAAGGATGGTGTTGGACGGATCCAGTTTCAGAAGGTTATTTACATCCCGAAGCTGGCTCTGAGTCTTCTTTATGGAATTGTTCACTGCGGCAAGCGACTTTTCCAGTCCGCTGGTATCGCCGCCGATCTCCACTGTAATGCCCTTGATCCGGCTTGCCATGTGTCACCACCTCCTGAAAATGGACATAGAAAAAGCCCGGATTTCTCCGAGCATATCTTTAAAAAAGGCATCTACTGTTACAGCAGATGCCAAACTATGTCCATAATAATTATGGAATATAAATTTTACATATTTCACTATTTAATGCAATTGGAAGCCATTCAAGTTTCTCCATTGTTTTCATTATTTCCATTCCCCAACAAGTACCAACAGCATCTATTTCTTTTTCTATGTTATCCTCTGTAATTTCGTCTGCTGAAAGGTGTTTGTTGTGCTGGTGAATCCAGCCATTCCATTCTTCAGAATTAATTAATAATGATTTTCTTTCATCAAAAGGTAACGTTTTAGCAATTTTCTTGTGCAGACGATATTTTGCCAATTCCCAAAAACACATTACTCTTTGATGGGGATTTTTTTCATACGCTTCCTTTAATTGGTGCTGAAACTCAGATTCGTTCAATTCCGGTTGCTCTTTCCAATAATCATTTAATGCCTTTGACTCCTGCTGTTGAATTTCTTCTATGCGTTTGTAATCAGCATCTTGATAGCTTACAATATATGGGCTTTCAGAAAAAGTAGGTTTATTTCCATACCATAATTGATCTGCGATAGGCGGTTTCACTGCAAAAATTGCTGATCCCATGCTGTAATCAAATTTTGATATATCTTGATACTTTGTGAGCCATGACTCATTTCGATAGTAAATATTCAACAAATACAGTGCTGCTAAAGCATGAATAAAGGCTTTAATATTACCCTTATGCAAAGACGAATATCTATCATGTTTAACTGCTTGATAAGCCTTTTCCCAGTAAGTTCCTTGTCTTTTATGTGCTTCTCTTAGTGGTTTTAAGATGCGATTCTCATCTTTAGTAAAATTAAAAAACGGAGCAACTACCAGTACAGTTTTACTATGTGTCTGCCACTTAATATCAATTAATTTCAGACAGTCTTCATCAAAAAAAATAGTACTGTCACCTCTCGCCTTTGTGCCACCATTGTCAAAATACAATTCTTTCGATAGGGCTTCAATTTGAACGCAACAGCGTACTAATAAATCTGCGATATAAGGAGAGAAAGTTTGAAGTTGTGTATCACACGACTGTACCGTTATTCCGTTCTTTCCATTAATTAATACTTCATCAGTAAAAAAGATATATTTTGAAATTTCTACTGCTTCTTTTTCAAGATTAAGATATGTTTGCCAAAAAATATCCGACTTTTTCATCAATTTCCTCCTCTCTCTACTCAAATTATAGCAGAGAGAAGATCTCACAACAATCAGAATCTATCAAAATCCTCCTGCGTAGCCACTACCGCATATTTATGCTCATCATTCCGGCTTTCTACATACATATCATTCACCATCCCGATGGTCAGCAAATCCAGGTCCCGGATAGACAGCCCCAGCTGCACGCACCGCAGGAGGAACAGGGGCGTTGTCATTTCCCGGTCAGTCGGACGAAGTTTTTTTTAGCCTGCACATCCGTCTGGGTGTTCAGCCCCCACAGTTCAATGATCTGGGGCAGCACCTGATAAATGGAAAAGGTGTTGAACCCATCCAGCCATTCCTCCGGCGTATCCGGGATGGACGGATCCGCATGCTTCGCCATGACATAGGCAATGTTCTCAAACATTTCCAGGGAAAACAGGTCCAGGTTGGAATTCTCCGGGTCATTCTTGTCAATCCCCTTTTCCAGATCCCGCAGATCCTTATAAATATCCCGGTGGAACCGCATCCGGTAGATCCGGGGAATAGCGGCGGAGGCCTTAAAAGGAACCTCCTGCCCGTCAATCATAATATTCCGTTTCATGCTCATAAGGTCTCCCCTCCTGTCTCATCATCTGTCCCCTGCTGGTCGGACTGCTGCGTCCCGGAGGTTTCCGGCGTCACCTCCGGCAGATACACTGCCGTATACCATCCCGTATAGACCGTATCCGTGGTGCTGTCCCCGGTACGTGCCTTCACATACCCATTGGCCAGGGGCGCCGCCGTGATAGCCAGCGTTTCCGTCTGTACCTCGATCTCCTCCTCATTGGTCGCGGACTCGATGTTGGGCCTGGCCGCCGAGCAGTTATACAGCACATGGCGGATCTTCTTCACATCCCCGTCAAACTCAAAGAGCAGGGCAAAGTTCGCCGTCTCCACGTTGGCGCTCTCCACCAGCACGCTGTTGTCATCCAGGGATTCCTTCAGCACATCCGTCCGGAAACTCTCCGGCACCATAGCCAGTTCCAGATCCCCTTCATAGCCCATGTTATTGGAGATCGTATAATAGGCGTACCCATCCGCATAAAAATTGGACGGCTCGCCGTTGGGTTCCAAGGACAGGGATACCGCACCCGGCATAGCCACCGGCGTCCCAAAGGTCACCTCCCCATCATCATCCACCGTAATCAACGCATAATGCACGTTGCAAATATTAAATTTTACCTTATTCTTCTTCGCAGACATATCCTGCTCCCTCCATTTCCTTATCCGTCCTGCCCTGCGCTTTCCTCCCCTGACGGCATCTCAAACACATACAGGACTTCATACAGCTTTTCGCTGTCAATCCAGGTCTCCGATTTCTCATAAAAAATACCGCAGGCATCCAAAGCATCTTCCAGCTTTCTCTCCGCAGCTAAATCCTTCTGGTCCGTATATAATTCCACCCGCACCTCACTGATCCGGTAATAGACTTTCCCATCCGCGGAAAAGTTATCGCTCCCCGGCAGCAGGTAGCAGAGGAACGGCGGATCCGGCGCTTCCCCTTCCGCGAAATGGTCATAGGCATAGGGAAAGCCGGTGCTTTTCAAAATATCCAGAAGTTTATCCATTCCTCAGGCTCCTTTCGATCTCTTCTTCCAGCTGCCGGATCCCCTTCTCCTCCGCCGGGGCGATATGGGCTTTGCCCTCCACCCGTCCGCCGCCCCGCTTTGCGTGGCCATACTCCAGCAGATGGGCCAGCTGGTAGCGGTTTTTTGAATGGACGACCAGCGTCAGGCTGCTGGACGTCTCTTTTGTCTTTTTCACGGTCCAGCTTTTGGCGTAGTCCCCGGTATCCTTCGGGGCGTTGGCGCGGATCTCCTTCCTTACCGTCTCCCCGGCATCCCGGACCGCCTGCTTTACATCCTCGGCAGCCAGATCCGCGTATTCCTCCAAAGTCTCCATAACAGCGTCCGCCAGTTCCCCGATCTGTACGTTCTGTCTCATAGTCACCGCCTCGCTTTCTCACACCGGAACTTCAGCGCTTTCTTCTTATAGTTCATATGGTCCACGGCCACGATGTTGTAGATTTCCCCCTGAAACAGGATACGGAACCCGTCCGCCGTTACCTCCGCCGCCTGTTTACAAAAACGGATGGTGAAAGCAATGTCAGATTCCGCAACCGTCAATCCGGCCGCGGCCTTTTCCTGCCCGCCTTCCCCGCTGACCGTGGCATGGCAGGTATAATAATCCTCCCAGACATTCCTCCGGTTTCCGATATCGTCCGCAGCTACGGAATTCTTCTGGAAGGTCACTTTCACATTCAGAAGGGAAATCTCCATCAGAACGCCTCCTTCCGGCTTCCAAAGAGCAGGGAGCGCAGCGTCAGGGTCAGGGCATGGTGGTCAGCTTCCTCCCGGTGTTCATACAGATAAGCCACGGTATACATCACCGCCGTTTTTCCGTTTTCTGCCTCCTGCAGGCCGCTTTCCTCGTCTGTGCGCAGGACATCCATGCACATCCGCTCCGCTGATGCCAGAAGCGTGGCGATCAGCCCATCGTCTTCACCGTCATCCACCCGGAGGTAGTTCTTCATTTCTTCCAGCGTCACCAGCATCCCATTGCACTCCTTCCTTACCGGCGGCACCCCTACATAAAAAGACGCCGCCCGCTTTTCCCATCAGATAGATCAGGCGCTGGCCTTCTGCGCCAGCACCTTCACCGCCTCGGACAGCACCAGCTTCCCATCCACCCTCTGGGATCCAAGGAAGCCCACCTGTCCGTTGGCAGCATACAGTTCATTCAGCCGCTTAAAGGAACGTCCCTGCCGGTCCGCGATCCAGTAATAGCTGAAATCGCCAAAGGCAATGGTCTTCGCTCCCGCCGCGATCACCGGCATATAGGCGGAGGTCTTCACCGGCCTGCCAAGGAGCGTGTCCGGCGTACCGACCGCAAGGGAAGGCTGCCACAGGTACTGCCCCGTGGAATCCTTCAGTTTCCGCACCGCCTTGATGGTGGAATCGTTCAGCACCCACACCGCTTTCTTCCGGTACGGGGATTTCAGGGAATAGAACAGATCCATCAGCTCATCCGCCGTAATGGCTGTAGAGGAAGCTGCCGTCACCCCGGTCTCGGCGCCGCCGGTGGCCGCAAGGACACCCAGGGGTTTCCCGGAGCCGTCCCCGGTAAAGAACGCCTCTTCCTCTTTCGCCCCGATCCGGCGGGCAAATTCCTTCGCGATATAAGATTCCAGGTCAAAGACGCTGTCATTTAAAAGTTCCTCGGATACCTTGATCATGGTACCCACCTTGTAGGCCCCGATGGATACCTGGCCGAAGGAATCATCGCTCTCCGTATAGGCCCCTTCCTCATCGATCCAGGAAGCGGTCCCTTTCGTCGCCACCACCGGGATCTTCCGGTCGCCGCTGGAAGTGCGGATCACATTTGCCAGCTGGCGGAACACATTTTCCTCTTCCAGGGCTTCCACCAGGGTGCGCTCATACTCATCCGGCACCAGATACCCGCCCTCGGAATCTGTGCCCTCTTCCAGGGCGTTGACCACGCTGGGAAACGGCACCTTGGAGCGCATGGCGTTCCAGAAATTGGCCTTGTACTCTTCCGAAGCCCTCCCGGTCTTTTCCTTTCCCCCGCTGACGGATGCCGGGCGCCCGGTCAGGGGCTGATTCACCGGCTGGGACAATTCCCTCTCAAAGGCTTCCTGCCGCTCCATCCTGGCAATCTCTTTCCCAAGATCCGTGATCTCCTGCTCCATACGGGTATAAGCGGCGTCATCTTCCGCGGATAAAATCCCCCGGTCATTCCTGTGGGAATCCAGGAAAGCCTTCGCTGCCTCCCACGCCTTCGCCCTCTTTTCTCTCAGTTCTAAAATCGTCATCGTCATGTCCTCCTCTAATTCTTCAATAAATTAAGCCGCTCATAGAGACTGTCTACGCTGCGGCCTGTCGATTCGGTTTTCAGTTTTGTCCTGCACTTTGCCGCGATCTTATCCATTAAGGAATTAACCGCGGCAGCTTCGGAATAGAGCATGCTCACCGCTGCCGGCTCCATGTCATCCGGAACTTCAGAACGTTTCAGGATCCCATCGGCAAAGCCCAGTTCCACCGCTTTCCCGGCATCCATCCAGGTTTCCGCGTCCATCATATGGGACAGCTTCGCCCTGGACAGGCCAGTCTTGATCTCATAGGCGTTGATGATGGAATCCTTCACGCTTTCCAGCATCTCAATGGCTTTCTGCATCTCCCCGGAATCTCCCCAGGCGATGGTGGCCGGGTTATGGATCATCAGCATGCCTACCGGCGAGATCAGAACCTTCGTCCCTGCCATGGCGATCACGCTTGCCGCAGATGCCGCGATCCCATCAATCTTCACGGTGACATTCCCTTTATAATCCATCAGCATGTTGTAGATCTGCGCCGCGGCCACACAGTCCCCTCCGGGGCTGTTGATCCACACCGTGATATCGCCGCTTCCCGCCATCAGCTCTTCCTTAAAAAGAGCCGGCGTGACTTCATCGTCATACCAGCTCTCTTCCGCAATCGTTCCGTTCAGGAACAGCACTCTCTCAACGCTCTCTTCACCGGAATCCTGATCCCGGATCTTCCTGCTTTTCCAGTTCCAAAATTTTTTCATCGGATTTCTTCTCCTTTCCCCATTGCCGCCAAATCATTTCCCCCTGCGGCAGCCTCCTGCCGGGATGTCCCAAACAATCCGGCATCCGCAAGCTTCGTCATGTTTCCGTTGATCAGATATAAATCCCCGCCCTGCTCCGCCGGGATCCGGTCCAGGTTTTCCAGTTCCCGGATATCATTGGCGCTCATCCAGCCGTTCTGCCTTGCCGTAGCGTAGCCGTTCATCCGGCTCTGGTAGTCCCCGCGAAGCAGGCCGTCCACGTTGAACTTGATGAAATACTGCTTTTTCTCTTCCCTGGACAGTAAAGAACGCACCATGGACTGCTCCCACCGTGACACCCAGGGATCCAGGGTATACTTCACGAATTCCAGGGACTGCTGCTCGATATTGTTGAAAGACGACTTTTCCAGATCCCCGATCATATGGGGCGGAACCCGGAAGATCCGGGCGATCTCATCCAGCTGGAACTTCCTTGTTTCCAGGAACTGCGCCTGCTCCGGCGAGATGGAGATGGGCGTGTACTTCATCCCTTCTTCCAGCACCGCCACCTTATTGGCGTTCCCGGAGCCTCCAAATGTCCTCTGCCAGCTTTCCCGCACCCGGCTGGGATCCTTGATGGTCCCCGGATGTTCCAGTACCCCGGAAGGCGCTGCGCCGTTGGCGAAAAACTTCGCCCCGTATTCCTCGCAGGCCATGGCCATGCCGATGGCGTTCTTCGCCATAGCGATGGGCGAATAGCCCACCAGCCCGTCAAAGCCCAGCCCTGGGATATGCAGCACCTCATAAGGGGAGAGCCGCACAACAGATCCCTTCATGGTCGGGGCGTCATCGGAACACAGCGTATATTCATAGTACAGCTGCCCCTTTTCATCCCTGTCCACATACATCCGATCCGCCATCAGCGGGTACAGGGCGATCACCTCACCCCTTCCGTTCCGGATAATCTGGGCGTAGGCGTTGCCCCACAAAAGCAGGTGCGTCATCAGCGTCTCCCGGAACACAAAGGACGTCATCTCCGGGTTCGGCTCATCATGGAGCAGGAAATAAAGGGGATGATCCACCGCTTTTTCCTTCCCGCCATTCTGTGTATATCGGTAAAACTGCAGGGGCAGGCTGGCCACCGCCTCCGACAGGATCCTCACGCAGGAATACACCGCGGTCATCTGCATGGCCGTCCGCTCATTCACCCGCTTCCCGGAAGTCGAATTTCCCAGAAAAAAGCTGTAGCTGCTGCCGGATGTCCGGTTCTCCGGCTTATCCCTGCTCCTTCCAAATCCAAACAAACTTAAAATTCCCATGAAAACCTCCTGATCCTGTCAAAACACCAGCAGTCCTCTGGTATCGTAAACAGATTCCTTTGTATCATTCCCGCACCGGATCGCCCGGTCCAGCCCCATGATCGCCGCAACCGCGCCATCGATCTTCTCCGTGGACTTCTCCTTATCCGCCTTGATGTTCCCCGCCGGATCCGTGCGGATAAAGATGTTGTCCATCATCCACCGCAGTACCGGATGCCCGCCGTGGGCGATCCTCTGCTCCAATGTCAGCTTCATCAGTTCCTTAGTAGGCGGCGACATGTCCTTAAAGCCCTGTCCGAAGGGAACCACCGTGAATCCCATGCCTTCCAGGTTCTGGACCATCTGCACGGCGCCCCACCGGTCAAAAGCGATCTCCCGGATATTGAACCGTTCCCCCAGGCGTTCAATGAATTTCTCAATATATCCGTAATGCACCACATTCCCCTCCGTGGTCTGCAGGAAACCCTGCCGCTCCCACACATCATAGGGGACATGATCCCTGCGCACCCGCAGATCCAGCGTCTCTTCCGGAATCCAGAAATACGGGAGCAGCTGAAACTTATCTTCCTCATCCAGAGGCGGGAACACCAGGACAAACGCCGTGATGTCCGTGGTGGAGGAAAGATCCAGGCCGCCGTAGCAGACCCTTCCTTCCAGTTCCTCTTCATTGACCGCGAAGGCGCATTGATCCCATTTCTCCATCGGCATCCAGCGCACCGCCTGCTTCACCCACTGGTTCAGCCGCAGCTGCCGGAAGGAGTTTTCCTCTCCTGGATTCTGCTTTGCTGACTCGCAGGCTGCCCTCACCTTGTCCATCCCCACCGTGATGTCCAGAGACGGGTTGGCCTTCTTCCAGACCTTCGGATCAGTCCAGTCGTCACCCTCATCCGCCCCATAGATCACCGGGTAAAAAGTCGGGTCGATCTTCCGGCCTTCCAGGATATCCTTTGCCTTCTGGTGCGTCTCATAGCAGATGGAGTTGGTATCCGTCCCCGCTGTAGTGATATAAAAGAACAGGGGCTGCATCCTGGCGTCACCGCTACCTTTTGTCATAACATCAAACAGTCTCCTGTCCGGAGCCGCATGCAGTTCATCATAGACCACTCCATGGATGTTGAATCCATGCTTGGAATAGGCTTCCGAACTGAGTACCTGATAAAAAGAATTGGTCGGCAGGTAGATGATCCGTTTCTGGGATGCCAGAATCTTTACTCGCTTGGAAAGCGCCGGACACATCCGCACCATATCCGCCGCGACATCAAACACAATCGCCGCCTGCTGCCGGTCCGAAGCGCAGCCATACACCTCTGCACGCTCCTCCCCGTCCCCACAGGTCAGCAGCAGAGCCACCGCCGCTGCCAGTTCTGATTTCCCCTGCTTTTTGGGGATCTCAATATATGCCTGGTTGAACTGCCGGTATCCATTCTCTTTGATCGTCCCAAACAGATCCCGGACAATCTGCTCCTGCCAGTCAATCAGTTCAAACTTTTTCCCTGCCCATTTTCCTTTCGTATGGCACAGGCTCTCAATAAACGCCACCGCGTAGTCCGCAGCCTCTTTGTCATAATGGGAACCTTTCGCCATGAACCTGGTCTGCTTATACTTCTTCAGTTTTCTCATGACGATTCCCTCCTAATATTCAGATTGGCGTACTCACCATACAATCTGCTGGCAGCACGATCTCTTGCCGCAGCTGCCGCTTCCGCAGAAATAAAAAGACCGAGATAGATTTTCTTTCCATCCCGGCTGATATATGCCTCATATTTCTCGGCCTTCTTATGATAACTTACGCCTTGATATCCTGACGAATTTGTACATCGGATCCTCTGGTTGAACATATTCTGCTGATGAGAGCATATCCGCAGGTTCTTTCTGCGATTATCCAGCTTATTGCCAGATATATGATCTACTTCATACCCTGGCTCCGGTTTCATCAGATATCTGTGCAAAGGTTCTGTCCGAGCGCCGCCTGGCATCTTCCTGCTTGTGTGTGAAACCGGATACCCTCTTTTTCCCAACGACCATGTCCTTTGCGATACAGCAGGAAAATCTTCCGCGTCAATCAAAAAGAAACTGCCATTCCGAAAGAAAATCCGAAGAGACTGCCTATCAGAAGAATATTCAAAAGAATTTCTCACAGCTGCATCATCTCCTTACACGTATTTCAGCCACTGCCTGTATACTTCACTGGCAATGTTCGCCATCATCACCGGCGGCACGCTCATCCCGCAGACATAATTGACTTCCTGGTTCATGAAATCATAATCTTCCGGAAACGTCTGTGTCGCCACATAATCATGAGCGGAATACTTTTCCCCGTCACAGAACCTTGCCATGGTAGAACGGGCTGTATTGGTCGGCGCCACCCGGCAGTCTTCCACAATGGCATTGTTGAACATGGACAGTTTTCCGCGTTCCCTAAGGGAAATGTCCGCAAAGCAGGTATCCCCCTGCTTTCGTTTGCTGATCAGTTCCATCATCAACGGTTTCTGGAACGGAATGCCATGCTCACTCCGCACTTCTCCGAAACGGATCGGATTCTCATGGAAATCCAGCTTCAGCTTCGGCAGGTTCAGGTCATTCCTGCGAGCAATAAAAAAGACACGTCTCCTCCGCTGCGGAACCCCCATGGTGTGGGCGTCCAGCAGGAAGATCTGTGTCACATAGCCCGCCGCATTAACCGCTTTCAGCAGTTCATTCACATAGCCCCTGGCGTTGCCTTTCAGCAGGCCGGAAACATTTTCCGCAATCACTGCCTTGGGCTTTAAAATCTCCGCTGTCCGGATGAAATGCAGGAACAGATCATCCAGCCGCTGTTTCTTCTGTCCTTCCCGGAATGCCTTTTCCTGTCCCCATGCTTTCTCCCTGTCCCCGGCAGTAGAGAATACAGAACAGGGCGGCGACCCGTCCAGGATATCCAGATGTCTTAATTCTTCCGGATAGACCTGCAGCCGGTTGAACTCCCGGATATCCATGAGATACGGATATTTCGGATGATGGTTCTGCTTGTACAGCTTCATCATCTCCGGGTCAATCTCGCAGTTCCCCAGCACCGTATACCCCGCAAGTTTATATCCCATGGAAGAACCACCGCCGCAGGAAAAACAGCTGAATACCGTCCTTCCGTTCTTTGGAACGTCTTTCAGGTCATCCAGCCGCCATTTCCAGGGGAAACGGTGGTCAGTTGAATTTAAAGCCGCATCTTGGGCATTCGTGCGCGAATTCCTCATCCCCAAACTCCCCCTCGTCATACTCCTTATTGCTGCCGGTATCGTCCGGATCCTCACGGACCGCGAACAGGTCTGTTACCTCGTCCTCACGGAAACCGGTCAGGGATACGTCAAAGTCCTCTCCCTGCAGGCTTTCAATCTCAATCCGCAGAAGTTCCTCATCCCATCCGGCGTCCATGGCCATACGGTTGTCTGCCAGGATATACGCCTTCTTCTGAGCTTCGGTCAGATGATCCGCCAGCACGCATGGAACTTTTTCCAGCCCTTCCTCCTGTGCGGCCAGCACACGCCCATGCCCTGCGATAATACCGCAGTCTCCGTCAATGATTACCGGATTTAGAAATCCGAATTCCCGGATGGATGCCCGCAGCTTTGCAATCTGCGCCGGGGAATGGATCCTTGCGTTGTTGATATACGGCACCAGCTTCGCGGTCTCTACCATCCGCATTTTATGTTCCATCTCACATTCCTCCATTTCTTGCCCGGAGCAGCCGCTCCATCACATCATCCTGGGGCGTAGACCCCTGCCACTCCACCGAGCAGTTTTCCTTCACCACCTGGTAGATCTGATACCAGATCTGGTTGACCTGCTTCATATACTGCTGAGACATGGAAACATACGGGGATGCGATGGCATTCCCGGTTGTGGGATGCTTGGCAAGGAAACCATACTCCGAAATACATTCCTCGCACTGGATCCACCGGGATACGGACACCGCGTACTGCTCCACCAGCTGGATATTGACCAGCCGGTCACATCCCCGCTCCCTCAGCCATTTCCATGTCTCTTCATACACCTCCGCCGCGCAGAAGCTTTTTCCGCTTTTCTGCTTCGCTTTCAGGTAATCCTTCACCGGCGGCATTTCTTCCCCGGACATTTCCGAAGGCTCCGGCAGGTCCAGGACCATTGCCGTGCTGCCGTCATTAATCCGGTCTGTCAGCGCTTTCTTTTTCCTTCCAGCGCCGACCCTTGCGCCGCCCCGGCCTGTCCCATCCCTGGCCATGGCCTTCACCTCTTTCCTTTCCGGGAGCAATACCCCCTTTGATTTCCATTTTTTGTACACGACACCCCCGCACCGTTCCCCAAAAGAAAAACCACAGAGATTTTGACCGCCCCTCCCCCGGATGAAATTTCACCGGTTATGCCAGCGGTCTCCATTCTCCGCATGGATCTTCGCGTGGCAGGAACGGCACAGGGCGATCAGGTTGCTCCGCTCATGGGTGCCGCCTTGAGACAGCGGCAGCTTATGGTGGATCTCCTCGGTCTTCACATACCGCCCTGCCTTCAGGCACTGCTCACACAGCGGATGCTCCGATGCGTATTTATCGCGGATCCGTTTCCATGCCCGCCCGTATCTGCGGCGTACAGCAGGATCCCTGCCGTACTTCTCGTAGCGGCGGTTCTCTTCTTTCTGGTGTTCCTCACAAAACCTTCCCTCTGTCAGGTTCGGGCATCCCGGCCAGGAACATGGCCGTTTCGGTTTTCTCGGCAATACTCCCACCTCCTTCGGGCATAAAGAAAGCCCTGGGGAATCGCTTCCTCAAGGCTCTCTTTTTATTTTCCGCATCTTAACAATATCATACTTCCATACTGCATATCTATAGCATTTACTGCCAACTTTCAGGGATCACGATTTTTTTCAGCGTCTCATCATGGAGCCGGAACACTTTCCTCATACTCATGTTCAGCGTTGTAGCGATCTGCTCCCATTTCACCATCCGCAGATACCTCTCTTCCAAAATGATCTGGCATTCCGGGTCTTCCACCTGCTTGATGCACCGGCGGATCACCTGTTTCAGGTTCAGAAGTTCATTGGCATCCCTCTGGATCTCCCTCTGCAGATCCAGAATCTTCACAATAATATCCTCTGTTTTATGAATGTTCCGGTTTGGGCTTCCAGGCATATCGCTCACTGTTGAGACTGCCTTTTTCGCCAGCTCATTTAAAGACGCCACCTGTTCCAGCTTGCTGTTGATCCGCTCGTCCACATAATACGCCTTCATCAGAAAATCCTTTACCGCTGTCTGCTGCTTATCCATAAGCCACCTCCGATTGAAATCTGTAAATAGTTCCCCTCGGATTGCCTCCTTTGATTGACTCTGTTTGTCAGATATCTTCCTGAAGTTTACGGATCAGGAATTCCCCATCCACGTTTGTAAGACGCTGATACCAGCCAGAACGGAAAAATCTCTCAATCTGCAAAGCCTCATCTAATGCTTCCCGGTTCGCGGGATTCTTTTTGGCCCGCTTCAAAAGCCTCCGGTAATCCTCTGCCGCCTGCGCGATGACCGCGTTCGCAAGGTTCTCATAAGGATCCCCTATCTGTTTATTGACAATCGCCATGTCCCATCACCTCCGCTTTCACGGCATCGATCAACGCCTTTTGTGTATGGTCTTTTGTTTCCAGCGCGCGCATGATCTGTTCATCAATGGTCTTCGCCGCAAGGATGTGGATTACGGACACCGTCTCTTTCTGTCCCTGCCGCCAAAGCCTCGCCACCGTCTGCTGGTACAGTTCCAGGCTCCATGTAAGCCCGAACCACACCAGGATATTCCCGCCGCTCTGAAGGTTCAGGCCATGTCCGGCGGATGCCGGATGGATCAGCCCCACAGGGACTTCCCCCTCATTCCACCGCCGGATATTCCGCTCCTGATCCAGTCTGGCGAAGCCGATCTTAAGTCCGGAAAGCCTTTCCTGGATCCGTTCCAGGTCATGCTGGTACCAATACGCCGCAAGGACCGGCTTCCCGTTCGCCGCCTCAATGATGTCCTCCAAAGCATCCAGCTTCCGGTCATGGATCGTTTCATAAGTGCCGTCATCAGAATATACCGCTCCGTTTGCTATCTGGGACAGCTTCCCGGACAGCGCTGCCGCATTCGCGGCTGTCACTTCCCCTTCCGGCAGCTGTAAAAGAAGATCCCGCTTCATCCGCTCATATTTTACAAGTTCCGGTTCATCCAGATGTACCATGTATCTGGAATTCACCAGTTCCGGCATCTTCAAATGATCCGCTGATTTCATGGAAATCGTGATATCAGAGATCCTGTCATAGATCGCTTCTTCCGCCCCCGGAAGGAGTTTATAGCTGTATACGACATGCCCGTTCTTCTTATCCGGCATGAAATACCGGCTCCGGTACTGCCCGATAAACCTTCCCAGTCTCTGCCCCATATCCAAAAGCTTATATTCCGCGAACAGGTCCATCAGGCCGTTGGAAGAAGGCGTCCCTGTCAGGCCAACAATCCGTTTCACCTTCGGCCGCACCTTCATCAGCGCTTTGAACCGCTTCGCCTGCCAGTTCTTAAAAGACGACAGCTCATCCACCACTACCATGTCATAATCAAACGGCAGGCCGCTCTTTTCCACCAGCCACTGGACATTTTCCCGGTTGATCAGGTAAATATCTGCCCTTGCTTCCAATGCCGCCATCCGTTCTGTCTCTGTTCCCACTGCCACGCTGTAGCGGAGATCCGATATATGGTCCCATTTTTCGATCTCATCCGGCCAGCTCATTTTTGCCACCCGGATCGGCGCGATCACAAGCACCTTGCGGATTTCAAAACGGTCAAACATCAGGTCATGGATCGCCGTCAGCGTGATGGATGTCTTCCCAAGCCCGCATTCCAGAAATACCGCCGCCGTCTCATGCTCCTTGATATATTCCGATGCATAAACCTGGTAATCATGCGGTTCGTATTTCATCAATGATCCCTCCAATCTGCCCTGAGTCATCCAGCACATACACCCGATACCCCAAAGACCGCAGCAGCCCATGCCTGGACTCCTGCAATGGCCTTGCTTTCTTCCCCGGAGCCTTTACTTCCACAAAGCCCATCCTCCCGCCCGGCAAAAGCACGATCCTATCCGGCAGGCCATCAAATCCAGGCGCCGTCCATTTGGGGCAGATCCCGCCTGCTGCCTTCACCGCTTTTACCAGCTTCTGCTCCACTGTTTTCTCTCTCATATGTCCTCCTATTTCCAGAACGACAGAACCCAAAATCCCTTACGCGCGTATATATGCGCGTTATACGCACCCCATTTCTTTAAAAAACATCATTTATTTGTACTATAAAGAAATAGATGTTCTCCCGTTCCTTTTCACCTCAAAACCGCCCGTAAAATCAGGCTTTTTCCAGGAACAGCGGACAGGAACAGAACAAGCGCCGGTTCTGTTCCCATACGGTGTTCCATTGTTTTATCCGTTCCGCCTGTATATCCTCTGCTTGCCGTAGATTGGCAGGACTTTTGCCTTCCCGGTCCTGCTCCACCCGTCCATTCTCTCCATGATGGTCGCAATGGAATAGCTGTCCGATGGCTTCATATCCTCTTTCGCCTTTCCGAAGCATTCGCACCAGATCTCCATATTAGAGACTTCCATCCGGCGGACGCTGCCGCCCGGCCGCATCGGGTCATCCGCGTCCCGGACATAGTCGCGCCGCTTATAGACATCCATAGAGTTCCAGGTGTCCGGCAGGAGCATATCCAGGTATTCCTGCACCAACCCTTCCCGGTCGTCCCGTTCCATCGCCGCCCGCTGCTCTTCTTTGGCATAGTCTTCCAGTTCCGGTGAAAGATACAGCTTCTCCCCGGCTTTGGCATATACCATGACCTCTGCCCAGACCTGCTTGACCGTATCCTCATCCATATCCCAGGGCTTGTACTTCCCGCTTCCCGGCACCTTCACATTCCAGTACCTTCTGTTCCCGGTAATGTCCCTGAGGTACCCGTTCTGGCTGTTGGTGGTGCCGAAGAACACGCACTGTCTCGGATGGGGCGTCACCCTTCTTCCGAAGCTTGCCCGGTACTTGTCATCCTGCCTGGAAATAAAGGCTTTCACCTTATCCAGGTCCGCTTTCCGCATCCCGGCCAGTTCCCCGATCTCCATGATCCAGTAGCCCTGCAGCTTCTCCGCCGCCGTCTTGTCATTCATATCCGACAGGTTCAGGCTGTCCGAGTACCACTCGCCGCCAAGCTTCGCGATCAGCGTGCTCTTTCCGATCCCCTGGTCCCCGTTCAGAACAATCATGCTGTCAAACTTGATTCCCGGATGGTACACCCGGCAGTAAGCCGCGCACAGCTCTTTCCTTGTAACTGCCCGTACATATGGAGTGTCCTCCGCCCCAAGATAATCGATCAGCAGCGTATCCACGCGCTCCACCCCGTCCCAATCAGGAAGCGTATCAAAGAACTCCCGGATCGGATGGTAGGACCGGTCATCCACGGCCTTCGTAACGGCGATATCATAATTCCTGGCAGAAAATGTCCCGTATGCCGCGTCCACATAGCAAATCAGCTGGGCGTCATCCGCGTCCCGCCAGAACTTGGCCGGATGCGGCCAGGGAACGTTTCCCCGGATCTCCATGCCGTCCGCCAGCTGGTTGAACACAATTCCTTTCAGGTTCTCATCATTCTCCAGGATCAGCATGAGGTTGTGCAGGTTATTCTTAAGTTCCATACTCTTCTTTTCATACTGAAGCTGCTTCTTCCACGCGTCCGGATCCGCTTCGTCAAAATCCTCCGCTGCCGCCTGCCGCTTTTCCTCAAAGATACGGAGTTTCACCCGCTCATCCGCCGCGGCGAATTCGGCCATGGCATTATAGGACTTTTTCGGGTCATCATCCGGGAACTTATGCACCCTCACTGCGTCAAAGGCGTTCAGCAGCTGCCCGCAGGCCGGATCCGTCGCGTGGAAACTGTAGGAAAACTTCTCATCAATGATGATGACACCAGCGGAACTATCTGCTGGGATATAGTCATACCTCCCTTCCATCGCCGACGGTGCGTAAACATCCGGCAGGAACTTTTCAATCGCTTCCCGGATCGGATAAGTACGGCAGAACGCCCCCACCGCGCCGGTCTTTGCAAGCGGGTCCGCCTGCTGTTTCGCAGCTTTTTTCACCGCTTCCGATTCCCTGGACGATACCGGCCAGGTGGAAACATCCCGCCAGTCATCGTACATCCCCAGGTAAGCGTCCGGATCCAGGATGTCGCCGTCCATGACCTGATAGACATACTCCCCGTTGCGTGACGTGGAAGGCCAGTACATCAGCCGGTGCGGCTGGTACGTGGTATCATCAAACAGGTCCATCCCGATCTCCTGCGCTACCTTGCGGGCAAGGGCCGGGTATTCCTCCTCGGACACATCCCTTTTCAGCGGGAAGATCAGCCGCAGCCGGGGCGCCTCCGGCGTATGCTTGTGCGTGGAGTACACGCACAGCTCATGGGAATTAAGCAGGGAAAGCTCATCCAGGATGTCCGGCGTGCCGTGGTCCATGTCCAGCGTCAGCATGGACCGGCACAGAACCGTCCCGGTCTTTCTCCTGCCGCCCCGCAGATGCCCGCCCACAAAGCCGCCCACATCCTTGACAGCGTCCTGCTGGGGCTTTGTCATCTTCCGGTATTCCTCCACCGTTTCCGTAGTAGTCTGCGTGGTGCTCACCCTCCTGCAGAAGTCATCCCAGGAGATCTCATTGTTCTTCCATCTTTTCTCCATACGGGAATTTCCATACGCAATCTTCATCCTGCCATCCCCTCCTTTTCCCGCAGGTCATCGGTAAAATACCGGATCTTCTTGCGCAGTTTCCTGGCCTTTTCAATCTCAGCGGCCATGCCTTCGGAGACCGTATCCCCGAACACCCAGACCTCTTCGCATTTTCCCATAAACACAATCCCCATCTTCAGCCCCAGCCACCGTTCCGTTTCCTCATCCAGGTACTGCGGGCAGAGCAGGTGCGGGGCAATCGGGATGCAGTGCCTCTCCACCGCGAACCTGGAAAACGCCCTGGCCCGGAACGTGTTCTTCTCCACGTCTCCCGCGTAAGGCGAACAGATATAGACCAACGGGCGGTACGCGGCTGCCGCCCTGGCCGCCCGCTCTTCCGCCTCAATCCTGGTCAGCGCTTCATATACCACGGGATCGTAATAACCCTCGCTGTTATACTTGCTGATCCCCATGCTCAGTTCCCCCTTTCGATCAGCGGGAGGATCCCGTCCGCTTTCAGCAGGTCATAGATGAAAAGCCTTCCTTTCTGCGTCCAGTACGTATGCACCTTCGTATGCGTTGTCCCGTCATACGCCGGATAGGCATGCGTCTTCGTGCTGGTATAGCCGCACCCGGCATATTTCTGGTACAAAAGCCAGATCTTTCCCCCCTGCTTATACTGCACGCCTTTCTCATGCAGGTACTGGTTCATCCGCTTCGCGCTCCATCCATAATCTTTCGCGAATTCCGATACCGCCAGCAGGCTGGGGCTGTTCAGAACCACATCGTAATAACTCGCCTTCGGCCGCATCTCCGCAAGCTGCTGCTTCTGCACGGCAGTCTCCTGTTCCAGCGCCATCCTCTTCAGCCGCTCGGCCTTAAACGCCTGCAGCGCCTCGATCAGGGCATCCGTGTTGTTCACGATATCGTCCATCAGGAAAACGCCATGCCTGCGGATCGCCGGAAGGATTTCCGATGTCACCCATCTCTTGAAGCGTTTGGCGGACGGAAGTTTGCTGGACAGGATCAGGCTGTAAAGGCCGGATTCGTTGATAAACACCGGCGTCTGCTCCCTTCCAATGGAGTCGCGGATCGCTACCCCATCCATTCTGTCCTCTTCATCCACATGCTTCGCCAGAGCGTCCCTGGTATTGGCGTAACCAAGAATCTCCGCCACATCCTTCCCGACAAAATACGGCTCGCCATTGACTGTGATACTGCGGACCGAGCCGAATTCCGCATTGCTGAATACCTGTAACTCACTCATGAATTACCCTCCTTAGATATGAGATTTTTGAAGGGCGCGTCCCCTTCAAGTCACAGGCAAGAAAAAGGAGAGGATTTTTACCCTCTCCCGAAAATCTTTTCAATCTTTTTTATAAAACTGTGTTTCGTAGCCATCGGCTCTTAAAACCAGCCCCTCCGCCCAGGGCGGCGTCCGTCCCATCTGCTCACAGATCGCTTCCAGGGAAGCGTCCTTCCGGCATTCGATGATCAGCTCATCATGCACGTGGGCGCAGATCCGGCAGTGTGACAGTGTCCGCATGGCATAACAAAGGATATCCCTGGATATGGCCTGCACAATATTCTCCACAAATTTCGGGCCGTAGCTCTCGATCCGCTCCCACTTCTTCGTCCCGCCCACGCCTTCATAGGTCACGGATTCCCCGCCGAAGCGGTTCTCACCGATCCTCGGCCTCACATAGGCAAGCTGTCTCCCGGAAGGCAGGGTAATGAACAGCATCCCGCTGCGGCACTCAAAACGGATCCCCCGAAGGACAGACGGTTCCCGCTGCTTCACCGCCTTCTTTACCGCCCGGTCCACATCCCGCCAGAACCGGACAATGTTGGGATTCGCCGTCCGCCAGGAATCCACCAACGGCTGAAGTTCCTCTTCCGCCATTCCCATTTCCAGGGCTCCCATAGATTTCAGCGCGCCGACAGATCCTCCATATCCTAAAGCCAATTCCGCGATCTTCCCTTTCTGCCGCAGTTCCGCGTTCCGTCCATGCTTTTCCACCGGTACCCCGAACATCGCCGATGCCGAAGCGCAGTAAATATCGCCGTTCTTCACAAATACGTCCATCCTCCACCGCTCCCCGGCAAGCCAGGACAAGGCCCTGGCCTCGATGGATGAAAAGTCCGCCACGCAGAACTTCTTTCCTCCCGCAGCGACAAAAGCCGTCCGGATCAATTCCGACAATACATTCGGCACGGAATCATACAGCATGGACAGGGCTTCATAATCCCCATTTTTGACAAGGCCTCTCGCCTGTTCCAGATCCTCCATATGATTCTGCGGAAGGTTCTGCAGCTGGATGATCCGCCCGGCCCATCTGCCGCTCCGGTTAGCCCCGTAAAACTGAAACATGCCCCTCGCCCTGCCGTCCCTGCAGACAGCGTTCCGCATGGCCTGATACTTCTTTACGGAAGACTTTGCCAGCTGCAGACGGAGCTTCAATGCTTCCGCCACTTCTTCATCCATATCTCTATCCGCGATCATCCTCGCCGCGTCCTTCTTCCCCAGTGTTTCCGTCTCCACGCCCCGGCTGGACAGCCACTGCTTCATCTGCGCCACGCTGTTGGGATTTTCCAGCCCGGTGATCTCTTTCATAGAGTCTGACAGCTTATCCTTAGAAATCCCATCCAGCAGGATCGCGTTCTCCGCCAAATCCATATCCAGCAGGATCCCCCGGTCATTGATCTCCTGGTCCAGCCAGAACTCTTCCCAGACAAAATCCGGTACCGGGAAATTCCGCAGTTTCTCCTGGATGGACATCTCTGCCTCCACATCCCTCTGGTTATAGGACCTGAAACGCTCCCATTTCTCCCTGTCATGTTCCGGAAGGTTTCTGGTCCTTCCCCCATTGGCCTTCGTTGCTTTGCACGGCACGCAGAAATACCGGATCAGTTCTTTCCCTTCTTTCAGCTTCTGCTCTTCCAGCCCCAGCACCGCTCCGGCGCCGGCAAGGGATAGGGGCAGCCCCATATAGGCGGACCAGACCATGGAACATTTCCATCCCCGCGGATCCAGATAATCGCCAACCGTATCTCCCGGCACACTGTAAGAGGAAAAGTATTCCGGATGGTTCCTTCTCAGCCATTCCGACAGGCAGACACGTTCAAAATTGCTGTTGAACGCCCATTTCGTCACGGTTTCATCGGACAGGGCGGCCAGAACTTCCTCCGGCATCGTCTTCCCGGACGCCAGGTCAACCACCCGGACGTCACCGCCGTCCACCGCATAGCCAAAAAGCAGGATGTCAAAATCCGGATGCTGCACATACTTGTACACGCCGCATTTACCCAGGTCATTCTCAGAATATGTTTCAATATCAATACTGATCGTCTCCATCTTTCCTCCAATCTGAAAGTAGGCGCCGGCCATTTCTGACCGGCACCCGTCTTCCCAAATATGATCATCCTGTTCTTAGGAAAGGAAATCTTCCTCATCCGCTTCCGCGAAATCATCTTCCGCCCTGCTCTTGCCGCCAAGGGGCTCGCCGTCCCGGATCTTCTGCAGGTTGTTCAATCCGCAGGCAATCCCCTTGTTCCCGTTGCTGTTGAAAGCGTAGAAATTGATGCTCGCCCTGCCGTACACCCCGGAATACACCTCGGAACGCTCCAGGATCGGGTTCCTGTCCGCGTCCACGATCCCCGGCGCCGTGCCGCTGTTTGCGTTCACGAAATAAGAATTGGCATAGGCCTCGTCATCCGGCCTTTCCGCGTCGCCGTCACGCAGCGGCGTCTTCAGCGCAGAAAGCGCCGGTACAGATCTGCCATTGCCTTTCAGCTTGCTCTGCCCTTCCTCGTAGGCCGCCTGGATTGCCGCCCGGATTTTTTCCAACGTCTTCGTGTCAGACTTCGGGATGATCAGGGACACGGAATATTTCGGCGCGCCGCCATTGATGGACTTCGGCTCCCATGCGTTGACATAGCTCCATCTGGTGTTGACTCCGGTAATTACTTTTGTCGGGTTGTTAAACTTAGTCATACTTCTTTTCCTCCTTCATTTTCACTAAAATCTTCATATGCTGTATTGAGCGCCGGCCTCTTATCGGAATCCGGCACCAGCGCTGGCTTGCCCTGCGGCTTTACGATAAACGGGCCAAGCACTTCCTCAAACTTCTTTTTCCCCATAAGGGCGGTCATGGCGGTAATGCCGAGAAGTTTTTTCTCGTAAGGATCATATCCCGCGGATTCCGCCGCTGAAATAACTGCGGCCTCATCACTGTATTTCCGGTTCGACCTGCCTTCCACGACTTTGAACCCTTCATAACGCGTTCCGGACAGGGCCTGCTGCAGGGCGTATTCCTTGATATCCGCCGCCCAGGATACCAGTTCATCGATCTTCGGAAGGATTGCCGCGATCTCGGTCTCTTCCAAAATGGCGGGCATCTCAAAGTCATACCTCGCAAGTTCCAGGTTATATTCCGCCCTCTTGCGGCACGCTGCTTTCACTTTGCAGAACCGGCAGTGTTCCCCTGCCTTGAACTCTCCCTTGCCCTCATAGGCCAGAGCCGCCGTTGGCTTTAAGACCTCCTCCGCCCAGGTGAGCAACTCTTCTTTTGTCATGACGCAGGTGCTGACATTCTCACGCCGGGGCTGGAAGATGGTCATACGGACCTCTTGGATGTCATACAGGCCGTCAAACAATTCCAGGGCGCCCAATGCATAGCACATCATCTGCGGGTTCTTCTCCGCGGATACGAGTACGCCCACCCCATGTTTATAGTCAATGACCTGCAGCGTCTCATCCGCCACGATCACACAGTCGCCGGTACCGAAACCGTCCTCCACCCATCGGGAAAAATCCAGTCTCTGCTCGATCAGCACCTGCGGATCCGGGCAATGCTTCTTTGCCGCCTCGATCTGCTCATTGACATAAGAACAATAGCTTTCTGCGCAGTCCCGCATCTCCTGGTCGTAATACGTAAGGTTTTCGGTCGGATCCGTCACATCCTTGCCCAGTGACTTTTCCACCAGATAAGCGCAGAGTTCATGGCAGTCGGTACCCTGCTGCGCGTAAGGGCTGGATCTGTCTTCCTGCTCTGCGCACAGTTTTGCCGAAGGCGGGCATTCCAGCCATCTGTGGCTGGATGATGCCGATAAAAATGCGTGCTTTCCCATTATCCCAGCACCTCCGCTTCCGCCATCACCGCCGCGTATTCCCCTTTATCCAGCGCGGACAGCTTGTCCGCCCCGTGCGCTTCAAGGATCTTCCTGATCTCCGCGGTATGCCCTGCCCTGGACTTCTCCGCCAGGAATGCCCTTACCTCAGTAAAGGTATATTCCTTTGCCGACTCTGTGGGAGCTTCTGTCTTCTTCCCTGTCTCAGAAAAAATCTCTGCCAGTTCATCGGCAATGTTCACCAGGCTTTCCCCGCACTTCTTCAATTCCTGAACCAGCCGGTTCAGTTCATTCATCTTTGACATGTTTTTGCTCCTCCTTCCTCAACTTCACGGATGTCTACGGATTCCACGGTCTGCCCCGGCGACAGGAGATACACCTGCGTAAACTCCCCGAATAGGAACTTAAGCAGCCTTGCCGGGAGTTTCACATCCGCGCCCTTCAGCACGTTCTCCTTACGCCCGCTGGAATCCGAGACGTTAATGACAATCTTATGTTTGACCGCTATTTTTTCTTCACCTCTCTTTCTGCAGGAAGCTGTCTTCCTTACATGTCACAGGCAAGAAAAAAGGGAGAGATTTTACCCTCTCCCGAAAAAACTTTAAAAATATTTCTTAATGCATTCGATCGCCTTATCATAATGGACCTTGGCCACCTTCACGCTCACGCCCATGATCTTCGCCGCCTCTGTCCTGGAGTATCCTTCCAGGCCGATCAGCCGGTAAGCCTGTCTCTGCCGGTCCGTCATCTTTTCAGCGGCGATCTCGCGAAGCTTCAGCACCTCATCCGGCACATCCTCATCAAAAGGGTCATAACTGGCCCCGGCAAGCACACTGCTCTTGTCCAGTTCTCCGTCATCCGTGTCTCCGGCTATGTAATCCAGGGAAAGATTCCAATCAATCGGATACTTTTCGCCCGGATGCGCTTCTTCCCATTCCTTCTTCTCTGCCTTCTGCTCCGGTGTCAATTTCGGATGCCCGTTCTTGATGTTGTTGGTGACTTCATTATCATCCATCCGGTGCAGATCCTGGATCCACACCTCGGTCACGCCCATCTCGCCCGGCCGGACTGTCGTATAAACCGTCCGGTAACCGCCGCGCCCGTCTTCAACACTCACTGGATAACGGTACACATTTCTCTGGTCCTGTCTCGTCTTTCTTACTCTCAT